CTGCTGCCGAACCACCTGCAGACGCGCCACCGGCAGATGCCCCGCCAGCCCCGGCTCCTGCGCCGCCTGTCGGCATCATCGACATGAACGTTGCCGGGTTGAACCCGCCTGCCATCGGGCTTTGTGGCTGTTGCTGTGCTGCCGCCTGCTGCCGCGCGCGCTGTTCGGCTTCGCGCTTCTTGCGTTCCTCTTCCTGCCGGCGCGCCTCTTCCTCTTGTTGCAGGCGCATCGCTTCCTGCTGCTCGGCCACCTGTGAGTTGTAGTCGATCATTCCGCCACCTCGTCATTGAACGCGGCGATGGACGGCGCCACGGCGATCTTGATGATGTCCAGCCGGCGCTGCACCTCGACGTAGGCGTCAGGGTGGTATTGCTTCAGGTACTTTGCCGCCCCGGTTTCCCAGTAGGCCGAACAGGTCGTGCAGTCCGGTGCGCCTTCCAGCATCTCGTAAAAGCGCGGGATCGGCGCGCCTACGCTTGCCAGATATTCCAGTACCTCGGCGCTGCCCCAGTCTTCGATGGGGAACAGGTACTCGATGCCAAGATCCACATCGCCGGATGCGATCGGCGCCTTGAGCGCATCTGCCGTCTTCTGGCCCCGGATCACGAGCGTGATGCCGTCATCGACCATTCTTTGGTGCATGGGCAGCATGAACACGCGCGCGCAGCACGAGTACCGATCCTGAATCAGCGGCCCGTTGCCGCCCGAACCCATGAGCCCGACCGGCGTATGGCTGGCCGGCACGATGTCCGATGGCAGGCCAAAGCCCGCCACGACACCCGGCTGGTCGCCCTTGATCTCGACAAAGCGCGGAACCATCGCCCGCACTTGCTCCATCACCTCCACCGTCTCGGGGAATGGCGCGCCGGTGTTGCACCAGTAGACGGTCAGCTTGGGCCAGTAGGGGCGCAGCAGATACAGGCAAGCCAGCGAATCCTTGCCGCCCGACACCTGTAGAGCGATTTTCTCGTGACGCCCGATGGCGTTTGCGATCAGGTCCGTCATGTCAGTACGCCGTGATGCCAGCACCGACGATGGTGCCGATCATGGAGCCGGTGCCGGCCGATGCCTGGCCGTTGGCCTGCTGCTGCACGCCCCACGCATTGAGCTGGTTGCCATACAGGTTGTTGAGGATGCTGCCCTGGTTGGCATAACCTTGCATCGCGCCGCTGAAACCCGCGTTCATGCCAGCGTTGTTCTGATAGAAATTGTTTTGACCAGCGCCGAAGTTCGCCACCGCGCCACTGCCAGAGGCATTGCCGACCTGAATGCCGGTGTAGCCCGCACCCTGCTGCCCGACCGACAGACCTGCAGAGGTGTTGCCCACGCCAGCCGCGGCAAGGCCCAGGTTCTTGGCCTGCATGGCGGTGTTCGTGCCCACACTCCTTGCCTGCTGCCCGGCGCCAGTTGCCGACAGGCTGATCTGGTTCGCCTGCTGGCCGTTGCCAACCACCTGCTGGCCTACCTGCGCGGCTTGGCCTCGCATCTGAATACCCTGTGCCCGCACATTGTCGCGCGAGGCGTTCTGCGCTCCGGCTGCGCCAAGGGCGGTGGCAAGGTCAGTCGCGCGCTCGACACCGGCAAAACGGCCGGAACGAGGATCAACACCCATCGACGCCATCGAGCGCTGGCTGGCTGCCCGCTGCTGCGCGGCATTGCCGACGACATCAGCCTTGGCTTTGGCCGCTTCCGACTCCAGCCGCTCGGCGCTGTCCCAGTTCATCGCGTCGGACGCGAGCTTGTCCTGAATTGGGCGGAAGGTGGACTTGTAACGGTCCATTTCCTCCTGGCCGAACTCCGACTGGCGCTGCGCCTCGGCGTTGTAGGTCTTCTCGTACGCCTTCCCGCTGGCCTCGGCATCGTCGCCCAGACGGTCAAGGCTTGCCTTGGTGTCGCGACCAAGGGCGCGGTCGTCGTCAGCCCAGCCCTCGTACTTGTCGCGCAGGCGGGTCGAAATCTCGCGGTCTTCAGCGGCCCACTTGTTCGCCAGATCCTGATTTTCGATCTGGCCGCCCATGACCTCTTTGATCAAGGCGTCATATTCGTCCTGGCGCAACTCGCCCTTATCGAACTGTTCCTGCGTCTGCTTCAGCCACTTCTCGCCCAGTTGGGCGTTCATCATCGCGGCCTGGCCGATGGCTGGGTCCGGCAATGGTGCTGGCGTGCTTTTCTTTCCCATATCAGCCCCTTAACTCAAAACGTCCGTACTGCTCTTGTTGGTGGATCATGCCTTCCTGTCCTCTTCTGGAATGAACCTGCAGTTCTCCCGAAGAAGCCCAAGCACGACCAGATCGTCATCCGGCAGCGCGTTGCGGCACAGCCCCTCGCGCTCGAAGCCCAGATGCTCGTCGAACCGCAGTGCCGCGGTGTTCTTTGCAGGCACCAGCCCCGTGACGCGCCGGAACTTCAACTGCCTGAACGGGTACAGGAAGGCGGCACTCAGAAGTGCGCGGTTCATCCAGCGCTTCGTCCCATCGCTGGCGATGTGCATCGAGCAATCCACTTCGGAGAAGTTGTCATAAACGACCACCGCGCAAAGCTGCCCGTCTCGCTCCAGCCCGATCGCTCGCGCGTCGGCATGGAAGCTCCCGCCTCCTGTCTGCTCACAAGCCCAGTCCAGCATCCGCTCCTGCTCGTCGTATTTCACCAGCGACGCCATGCGCCTCCGAACCAGTGGTTTGAAATTAGCACCATGATACTTGCAACGAACCGCCCCGGCTATCGCCAATTACTTCCAGGTGATGTTCGCGCCCAAGCGGTTCAGCACCGCTGCCAAGGCCCGCATGTCGGCTACCAAGGCGTTGTGCTGCTCCATCGTCGGGGCGGCTGTCACGAGCGTGGACTGTAGCGGGATCACGCCGGCGTCGGCTGCATCCTCGCGCTTGACGGCCCGCAGGTTCGGATCGCGCAGGCCACGATCGCCAAGGATGGCGCCAAGGCGCTCCTCTTGCGAGCCCCGCTGCGGCGCCGGGCGGCTGCTGGTTCTGGTCGGGTATGCCATCGTTATACACTCCTGAGTTCTTGCGCGGTTCCGGCCATCGCCAGTTCGAGCAAGGGCACATTGCCGGTGACTTCGATTTCCCACTGGCGCGCAAGGCGTCCAGCCGGCAATCTCTGCATCTTACCCACCGTGGACGTGGAGGCGACCAGTTTGCCGTCTGCATAGATGTTCACCGCCAGCGTCGGGCCGGTCGGCATTGCAACCAAGTTATCCCCGTTCACCGTGTAGGTGTTCAGCGGCGTGGCATTGATCTCGCCGAAGATCGAGTCCTCAAGGAACAGGATTGCGTTGGCCGCTGCCGCTTCGGCGCGTGCGCTTTCCGCCGCGGCCAGTTCGTCCAGATCCTCCCGGCCGTCCACCTCACACAGCAGCGCCCCGAACGACGTCGGTGCCGGCGTGACAAACGCCTTGGAGCGCCACGTATAGATATCGTTGATGGCGTTCTTGCTGTCCCATTCGTAGATCGTGGTGCCGATCAGCATGAACAGCGCCCCGCTGGTGACGTCATAGAACAGGGCGTCGGCGTGGTGCTGGGACCGAATGATGAAGGGTTGCGAGCCCGTCAGGTCGAGGATCAGCATGCCTTTCTGCTCCGATCCGTCCGTATCGATGTACTCGAACGACCCGAAGAAGCGCCCGTAGAACTGCCCGCACACCATCGTGTCCGGCTTCATCTTGAGCCACTGGTCACGCGTCATCAGGGTGGAAGTCGTCACATTCGCCGCGCCGCCTTGCACCACTACGAGCCCGTCATGCGATGGATAAGCGATCGAGTAGCCCAGATCGACCATGCCTTGCGGGTTCAGGCCGGGCATGTTCAGTTCCATGCGCTGCGACACCATCGTCTCTGGCGCCGTTCCGCCTACAAGGTACGGGTTGCCCTTGGTCGCCACCACGATGGTAGTGTCGTACACACCCAGGCCCACGATGTCGTAGTCCATCGTGAGCACGTAGGATTCCGGCCAGGCATGCGGGCGGTAGGGCTCGCAGAAGTACAGGTCTTTGCCCACGAAGCCGGCCATCATCCCGTTCGGCAGGGCCGTCAAGCCTTGCAGGTTGTCGGGTGGCGGGTTCCAGCTTGCAGAGGGAAGTGGCTCGGCGAACAGTTCGGTCGAGATGTTGTCGACGAAATTGGTGTTCGATGCCACGCGCTCGGCCAGGAAGAACAGGGTAGTGCCGCCGCTCGTTCCGGTCTGGGAGCGATAGATCCTCTGCTTGGTGATGCCTCGCCCCGCTGGGGCGTTCTGGAAGCCCGACAGCGTCACGGTGTTGCCCGGCGAGACGTTGATGCCGGCACTGACCGGGCATGGCTCGGATTCCTCGCCAAAGTCGGTCACGAACGTGTAGACATACAGGCGCGTTGCATAGACTGCGCCCAGCGTTCCGCCCAGCGTCGGCACCAGCGCCGCGGTCGGGGCTGGGACAGCAAGATCGTAGACGTCAGGCCCGACGCGCATCTTCGGCTTGCCGTCTCCCGTGTAGTAGAGCCGGTCTTGTGCGACTGGCCCGGGAACGGCATGCACGACCTTGTCCCAGAACAGCCATTGCCCAAGGTGCCGGTAGATGGTTTTTACTTGCCCCTCGGTTGCGCCCTCTAAATTGTGGATTGGGAACGGGCGTCGGAATGGCGACAGCTCGCCATCCTCCAGACGCACGCCCGATGCGATCTGCGCACCAGTGGCAGGAAGCAAACGCGGGGTGACGCGCGGCATCTCGCCAGTAAAGCCCTCAAGTTTGATCACCGCCATTGGCTATTTCCTTGATGTGAGTGAAACGTTACGACCATGTGATGTACACGCGCCCATCATTGGCGTTGTAGCTCGATCCTTGCGGAGACGTGCCGCCCTTGCCGACTGTGAGGCTGTAGCCGCCACCAACAGACAACTGACCGACGCCGAATGTATAGTCGGCATAGCCGCCACCACCGCCCAAGCCCCTGATGTAGCCGATATTGCCGCCAGCCGCGCCGTGCGAGCCGCCGCCAGGATCGATCGAGCCGGAACCGGATGCAGCGCGCGCCGACACGTCATAGTAAAAGATCGCGCCGCCCTTGTTGCCATTGCCGCCCGACCCGCCCGATGGAACGGAATACGTACCACCTGCACCGCCCGCGTTGCCAGCCGCCGCCTCGGACTGGTTCGTGCCCGTGCCGCCAGGGTTGCCGATGACGTCGAGCGAGCCCGCGCCATTGAAGATGCTGCGGGTGCCGGCCGTGCCTCCCACCGTCGCCCCGCCACCGCCCCAAACGCGCACGCGCAGGGTTGTGTAGGGCGGAACGGTGAACGTGAAACTGCCCGGGTTGACGTAGTTGGCCGAGCCCGCCACCGGCTTGACCGCCCCGTGAAGCTGGCTGAACCAGATCGCCCCGCCAGTTGGCACGTTCGTGTTGTTGGCCGTGGTCAAGGCGCCGCGATAATAATGGGTCAGCCAGTTCGGCGGACCCCAGTTGCCGAATTCGTCGCGCATTTGCGACAGCCAGATGGTGCCGGACGATGGAAGCGCCATATCAGGCTCCTTCCAGCTTTTTTACGCGCGCGCTCAGTTCCTTGATCGCCTCAATGGCAACCGCCCCAAGGTTCCCGTAGTCGACGTGCAGGCCGTCCACGCCTTCGCCGACCACCTCGGGCAGCACCTCGCGCACCTCTTGCGCAATCACGCCGACCCTTTTTGCGCCGGTCCTGCGATCGACATAGCGCACGCCGCGCATCTGCTCGATGATCTGCAGGCCATCCTTGATCGTCTTGATGTGCTTCTTGTGCTTGCGATCGGAGTATGCCCCGACGTTGCCCGATGCGACAAAGGAACCATCGTTGCTCGAATAGCAGGCCCAGCCGCCACCGTTGTTCAGGAAGCCTACATTGCCACTGTTGCAGTGCAGGTAGCGCATGCCCCAGTCGGTGTCCCACAGGTTGATCTGCGGAGCCGTGCTGTTGATCTGCAGGCCACCGCTGATCGTGCCACCGGACAGGGGCAGGTAGTTGGCCGGGTTCAGGTTGCCAGAATGCCATACCTGCGAGCCATTGACGAAAAGTTGCGTGCCCGCCAAATGGTAGTTCGTGCCATCGTAGTGCAGGTAGCGATTGCCCGCGTTGCCGAAGAAGATCACGCCCGTGGTCGGTGCTGCCGGGCGGTAGGTCGTGATGTCGCCCGTAACAGTGACGCCGCCCGTGAGCGTGCCACCAGCGCTTGGGAACTTCGTGTTGACTGTGGCCGTCACAGCGGCGATCTCGGCCGCACTCGTGTTGCGCTCGCCAGAAATCGCAGTAGCCACCTCGCCTCGAAGGGTCGTTGCGGTCTGGTTGGTGTAGGCGTTGGCCGTGTCCTTGGCGCTCGTTGCTTGGGTAGCAGCGTATTCCTGCCCTTCGCTGCGCATGGCCTCGATGACGCCTGCCGTAAAGCGGATCTCGGCGCGATCGCCCGCATCCCATGCGCGAGCTGCGGTTGCTTCCTGCCCGCGAATGGCAATGAGCAGGTTGCCACTACGAGCCGTGACCTTGACCACCTCAAGGTGGCCGTCAGGGTCGGACAGGGTCATCGGGAACCAGTCGCCAGCGCCAAGGGCCGGGAAGGTGGCGGAATCCTCGACGTTCAGCACGATGGTCGTTCCATCGTCGGTAAGTGGCGCGGCGAGGTGCGCGCGAGCGTTGTTGCCCAGCTTGATCGGCATAGAGCCTCCATGAAGTCATTGATCGAAAGGTTTTCACCAATCGATCGTGATGACTCCGGCTCTGGCTTGATCATGTAGGTCTTGGACATGCGCGGATTTTACAGCCTTGGGCTCATTCGTAGTACGTGATGGTGATCGATCCGCCGCTTGGGACAATGATCTGGTAGCTCTGCCCCGGCGTGGCCGGCACGTTTGTGTAGCTGGTGGTCGCTGGCTGGACGTTCCCCGTGCTGCCCGGGAAGCTGCGATCAAAGCCAGATGCGGAGGTGCCAGTCGCTCCAGGCTGCGAGTAGCTGGCGTCATAGAACTCGTAGCAGGTCTGGTTGTTCTCGTAGACCGGGTCCGATGGCGTCGGAACGACTGGGTCGCAATAGTTGTTGGGCATCGGGCCGACAATGGTATCGCCTTGGCCCGTAAAGGTATCAACGATGCCGCTGCCCCTGCGCATGGCATAGATTCTCGTGACCTTGTGGTAGCGCTGCACGTACGCGCCATCCGTGCCGCGCGCGCCAAAGCCCGAAGCAGTCTCAAGGCGGGACGTGTTCAGCGGCACTGTCCAGCTCGTGTTGCTGGTAAAAGTCTGCGTCTTGAGCGTTCGCACGCTGGACGTCGCCAGCATCATCAGGAAATTCATCGCAATACCTTGCCAATGATCGAGCCGTCTTCTTCCTGCCACAGCGCCACCCGGTCGGTTCCGTTCGTCTGCAGGGTTGCTCCGTGGTTGGTGCTGATCGAGGTGCTGGTCACAAGCGTGCCATCCGACTTGAGCCATTTGATGGGCACGCTCGACGTCAAGGCGCGCCCGCCGCCGCTCTCGATTTTTAACATCAGCTCGCCCCACATCGGGATAGGAGGCCAGTACTCGATGGTTAGCATCTGCGGGCCGGGAGGCGGCGCCCAGCGCTGGCGCGAGCCTTTGCGTAGGTCGATCGTGTTGTTGGCAGCGCTATCGAAGAAGGTCAGGCCGACGTCAGCCAAGGCGGCTCCGGTCAATGGCTTGTCGTTCATCTCCACCGGCCCAGTGATCGAGCCGCCCGACTTGTCCAGCTTGCTGTTGATGCCGCCCGCGGTGATACGAAGATCCACCTTGTCACCCGCCGAGAACGACAGCGCGCTGGTTCCTTCCTGTGCGCGAACGATGGTGAACACGTCGGTGGCCTTGGCCGTTGCCCTGACTATCTCCATCTGCGCCGCGCCGCCCACCAGCTTGATCAGGGTCAGCATGGCCCAGTCCCCAGCCGCCAGCGTTGGGAACCGCACGCCATCGCCCGGGGTGATCGAGATCGACGTGGCGCTGTCGCTGATCGAGTTTGCCAGCAATGATGAAGCGTTGTTCGAGAATACGGCGCCCATTATTTTTCCCTCACGCGGATACGAAAATCGGTTTCTTTCACGCGCCCGCCACCAGTCGAGACGGTCACAGTGACCTTGTAGGTCGCGCCATCCTTGCCGCCCTCGACCCAGACCTTCACCACTGGGTTGGTGGTCGAGTAGGACACGGACAAGATCGAAATCGCCTCGTTCGGGTTATCCAGCGCGATCGGGTTCAGCCCAACAAAGGTGGCCGTCGCCATGGTGAAGGTGTCACCGTCAGGCAGCCAGTTCGTAAAATCGGCATCATAGTCGAGCGTGTCGCCCGGCTGCTTTTCAAACACGTTCAATGCTGCCTCCCTGCTCGATGGTGACGGTGCGGTTTTCAGGCTCGACCTGACGCGTGCTCCACGCGTGGTCCACGCGTACCTGACGCGACGGGTGCGCGTGTGCGAACTTCGCGGGCAGCTTGATCGGTCGCGGAATGCCTGCGGCGCCCGACATCTCCATGTCAGCCTGACCAGTTGCTCGTGTGGCGATCGTGCCGCGCGCTGGGGCGTCGAGATGCAACAGCGCCGTGCCTTTCGCCAGCAGTGCCATCGTTCCTTCGGCGACAGCGCTAAGCGTCATATCCGCAACACCACGCGCTACAGGGATGACTCGGCCATCAGCGAGCGCGGACAGCACCATCACCGCGGCATCGCCGACACCACAGATCAAGAGATAGGCCCGCGCTGCGGCGCTCATCGACATGGATGCCTCGCCCCGGCCAGTCAGAGCCAGCACGCCATCGGCCTCGCTCGTCATGCTCATCGACGCGGCGACTGGTCGCCCGCAGATGCGCAGGCTTGGAACCGCCGATGTGTCGAGCGTCTGCACCGACTGGCCGCGACCAAACAGGATCGCATGACCAGCCAGTGGAACCTCGTTGATCGTATAGGCTTCCATCAGCGCAGGCGAGCCGTGACGGCGTTGGTGTCCAGCACAAAGATGTCGCCGGTCTTCTGCAGGCGGGGCGTCTCAAGCGCGCCGATGCTGATCGGGTTGCCGGTCAGGGGCGCATCCCACACGACCCAATGGGTCAGCGTCACGTCGCCGAACCCGTCGTGACTCGGGTAAGTGACCTGATGCGCGTTCTTCCGCTCGCCAGTGCCAGTGTTGTTCCATTCAGTCACTTCACGCCGCACATAAGCCGGCCATTGTGCGGTGGTGACTTCGTTTTCGCCGGTCGTGCCCGGGTCTGCCGTATGCAGCGAAACCCAAGTGCCTTCGGGCACAGGAAGCGGCACGCCGTCAAACAGGGCTGCCATGACGTTTTTTGCGGTGTAATCAGATGCGGACATTTCGGCTCCTACATAAAGTTGGCTCGGGTGCGCACGCGCGCACGCTGCTGACCAGTGATGCCCTTGCCCGACAGTTCCGTCAGCTTGCGCTCGAAGCTGGACAGGAACCCGGCGCCCAAGTCGCCATTCGTGAATGGCTGCGACGGCATCATCAGGATGCGGCCCAGCGCGCCGTGGGCGATGACTTCCCTGTACTGGTCAGCGAGGAAGTCGGGCAGGTCCTGGCAGTCCTGTGACGGCTTGAGCCATACGCTGATGTTGACGGTGCCATTCGCGCTAGGGGCGATACGCAGGGTGTTCAGCTCGATCTGGGAAAAATACTGCGGCACCCCCGAGACTTCGCCGGTACGCCATCCCTTGATGCGCTCATCGAGCCATGCGGCGGTCTGCGGCACGAGCGGGTCGCCATTGAAGTTCACGCGCTCGATGTCGAGCAGCACCGATCCATAGGGCGTGCAGATCGCTTCCGCGTCCGGCCCGATCGTGAAGTCGTCCTCGTAGCGCCACAGGCGCGTTCTCTCGCAGAACTCGATGGCGGCTTGCCGGATGGCGAAGTACGCGGTCGGGATCGCAACGCCCGGGGCGTAGGGGTTGATGCTCGTGAGGAAGGCGTCAAGTGGTTTCATCAGGCGCTATTCTGGGTGGCAGAGTTGACTTGTGCGGCCTGCGCAGGTGCGCCGATCGCGTCGGTGAAAGCCTGGTAGTGCAGGGTTGCGACAGCGCCTTGGGCAAACTCGCTGTCTTTGGTGTGGCAGCGGTAGACAGCCCAGTGCAGGATCGCGCCAAGGAACTCGACGCGCATGTCGATCGAGTCCGTGACCTTCGATACCGCAGGTGGAGGAACGGCCAGTAGCGCCTCGACAAGCGCCCCTTCATTGGCTGGCGGGTAGACGTAGAAGGCGGTCGGGCTGCGCTCGTCGAGCATGTAGTGGCGGGTTTCGCCCGCGCGCGTGCTGTGCCAGTCCGGGTCGGCGCGGTCCAGTTGCTGCTGGTCGGTGATGGTGATCACGCGCCCCGGCTTGCCGTCTGCCTTGATGTTGCGCACCACGTTCAAAAGCTGGCTAGTTCCCTGCGGCGCCTGCTGGTAGGTGCCGGGCTCCAAGGTGATCAGTTGCGTCACCGCGCGAGCTGCCGGCCGGCGCAGCACGATCTCCCGCGCCCCGTCGTTGAACCAGTCGATCGCCTCTTCTTCGGTCCAGCGGATGTGCTCGGCATCGCTCATCAGGTTGCCCATGCGGCGCAGCAAATCCGATACCGGGATCTGGACGATGTTCTGGACTGCCGATTCAGGCGGTGCGGTGTAGTTGAGGGTGATGGTCATTACAGGTTGCCTTCGCTAGTCCAAGTGCCTGCTGCGCCGCCTGTGCCGGCTGTCGTGCAAGTCCAGGCTTTCGGAGAGCCTACGGCTGGAGCAGAGTTAATGACGCGGTCGTTGACGAAATAGCCGGCGTAATTCTGGCTGCCGGAAGGCGGCGTCGATCGGCGGAACGTGTCAGTATTGGCGGGCCTTGCCAGCGCGCCAATGACGCTGCGCATGTTGCCGACGCCACCTTGCAGCGTGAAGCGGAACAGCCCCGCCGACGAGTAATCGGTCACGATGCTGACCATGCTTCCCGTGCCGAGACGTACCTTGCACTGCGTTGCCCCAGCCGGAGCAACTACGATGGCAACGTCATCGCGCCAGCCGGAATTCGTTGCAGGCGCGGTGCGGCAGTTGATTACGCCAGTGAAACTCAGCTGCGTGCCGCCAGCATCGAACCACGACACAGACGCATTGCGGAACGACTGGCCCACAATACCGGTGTTGTCGACGCGCGCTCGGCTGAAGAAAATCAGGACTTCGCCAGCGGTTACAGGGATGAAATTGCGGGTGATCAGTGACGAAACGAACGCGGTACGGTTTGGGTTCATCCGCACATAGCGCCCGTCACCATCCTTGAACGCCTGCGTCCATGGCGCGGCCCCAGTCGCAGACACCGCCCAATACGAGTTGGTGTCGCTCGCGCCAACGTCCATCAGGCGCTCATCCGTGATCAGGTTCTGCCCTAGGCAGGCATTCTCGATCATCAACGCGCCAGCATAGGTGTCGCCGTTCCCATCTGGGAAGTTGGTGATTTCACCGATCGAACAACCTGTCAGCGTAACGCCCGAGCCATCATAGCGAAGCTTGGTGATACGCGCGCCGCTGACCACGATCGCACGGCTGGCATAGCCCGTGTAGTTGTTTTCGTTGAACTGCATTTCGCGGAAGTTCCCGCCCATGACATTCATGCCGACGACACCGTCGACGCCGTTCGGCTCAACGTTCAGTGTCATGCCCGCGTCGACTTCGTTCTGCGCGTTGATGATTGTCACGTCACGCACTGAGTCCGTAATCGCGACGTCGGACTGCGAGTTGTTTCCGAACCTGCAGTTGTCAATCACCACATTGGTGGATCGCTGGATCAGCAAGCCCCAGGCATTTGGCAAGGCCACCCCGTGGCGAAAGCCGAAAACCCCGCAATCACGTAACGTCACGTTCTTGGCATCCTCGATTGCAATGCGCTGCCACTCGAGGCTGACTAGGGAAGACGAAAAGTTGATGCCCTCGAATCGGCTATCGGACTGCAGCGCTGCCTTGACTGGATTGACGGCATCAAAGAAGCTCAGCGTTGGATTGCCTCGCCCTTGGTAGACAGTATTTGCCTTGCTCGGGAACGACTTTGCCAAGTAGGTGCCTGGCGGCAGGTCGAAATGAACCGCAGAATCAGCTGCCGCAGCGGCGAATGCTGCGAGATTATCGGTGACGCCATCAGTTTTTGCGTTGAATGGCGAATCCTTGAAACTTACATACTCGCCCAGCTTGTCAGCCACCTTGCGGTTGCCGTAGCCGACTTTGGTACTTCCATCAGCTGCAGCAAGTCCGGCCTCGGTAGCGCGCGCATCCAGTGCATCAGCTACCGTACCTTCCCCATATCCAACCTTCCCGGCGCCATCTTCAGCGCCAAGTGATGACAACCTCGCAAGGTCAGATGCGTCTGCGACGTCGAACAGGGTGACAGGCCCGACCTTGTCGAGCACCTTGCCGCCGGCCGAGATTTCAAGGAAGTAGTCGCCATTGGGGGCGAAGAACGCGAAGCGCCCGAGCGGGTCGGTGCTCAGGGGATTGGATGCCAGCGAGTTGACATCGTCAGCCGCGTAGATCGTGGCTTGACTATCGTTCGGCAGCAGCACGCGCACGCTTGCGCCCTTGATGACATTGCCCTTGGGGTCGAGAACGACGTTGGCGTGCTGCTGCATGCTGGCTCCTTCGATGGGGTGTTACTGTGCGACTGGGGTTGCCAGGGCTTCGCGGATCTTGGCGATCGAGGTGCGGCCGGCTGGCTTCTTGCCGAAGCGGGCTTCGTACTGCTTGACCAGCGCGGCGCGTTCTTCGGCGTTGTCGACCACGCCATCGCCATTGGTGTCAGCGGCCAGCTTGTCGAGTTGTTCGTCGATCAGTTCGGCGCGCGCTTCGTCGTCGAGCTGGTTCCAGTCTTGGGATTCCATGCCGGAATTCAGGTGCGCCATCGCCACCACGTCGCCCAGCGAGTAGGTCTTGCCGTTGATGTCGAAGGTGGCCGGGTGGTAGTTCGAGCCGAGCAGCGCGGTGTGCTCCTGACCTTCTGCGGTAGCCGGGTGCAGTTGCGGATTCTCCTGCACCGGAGCGCTCACAGGCGCTGCAACGGGTGCCGGTGCTTCTGCCTTGCCGCGGTAGACGCGATAGGCTTCAGGGATGCCCAGCAGGATGTCCTGATGTTCTTCGATGGTCACGGCGGCAACGTGCGCGCCATCGGCCAGCGGTGCGAAGTGATACTTGTTCTTGCCAAGGTCGACGATACTGCCGCCCTCGCGCTTGAGTTTGCATTCGATGTCCATCTTCTCTCCCGATGCGTGATTGATGCGAAAGCGGGGGCCGTAGCCCCCACTGGGTCAGTCTGCTTAGAACTGCAGCTTGTGGTCGGCTGCGTGCATGAACACGCGCAGACGGATGCGGCCGGCTGCCGGGGTGGCGGCTTGGGTCGCGATCTTGACGCCGATCGAGCGGTCGGTTTCGGTCGGCAGGATGGTGAAGGCCGACTTCAGGCTTGCGCGTGCTGCGCCGCCTGCTTGGGCGGTGTTCGCGCCCGAGAACAGTTCAGCGCCGCAGGTACGGGCCGAGACTGCATCGCCCGGGGTGCCGGACATCAGGCCAGCGTCGAGGCTGATAGCGGTGCCTGCGTCGAGATCGTCGGCGATCAGCACTACGTCGGAGACGGTGTGGTAGGCCGGCAGGATGCCCATCTCGATGATGTCGCCGGTGACGTTCTGGGCGGTCGGCAGGTCGTAGAAGTAGTCGTTCACGACGAGCTGGTTGGCGCCGGCGCTCACGGCCACGGCGATCTGGTTCTTCGCATGCTTGGATTGGC